TGGTTATTGGGGATTGCAATTATTGTTTACAGGCTTACACACAGATTTTGTGGATAAATTTTGTTTGTGCTACATTTAGCGTGTAACCATTGCGGATGTTGGCCTTTTGTAATTCCTTTGGGGGCCATCGGTGTCTTAGCTATGGTTACAATTATTAATCGATTAATAATTTACATTCACAGGAGTGATAAAATGAGCGATGTTAAAGATTATACGACTGATGATTCAGCGTCTGGCAATACTCACTACAACGGCGTGCCTTCGGCTTACGGCAGACGCGTTGAGCAACAAAACAAAATGCAACCTAAATACTGCGAGCCGGGTGAGGCTGGTGGCGAGATGCGTGGTGAAAAGCGCAACGAGCAAGCAGGGCCATAATAGTGACTCTTCGGAACTATAAAAGCGTTTTAGTGGGGGAGTTGGTCAAATATGAGGCGAACTCCCGCACTCATTCCGATGAACAAATAGCTAAAATTGTTCGCTCTATTAACGAGTTTGGTTTTACCAACCCATTATTGATTGATGAAAATAACGGCATTATAGCCGGTCACGGCAGGCTTACTGCGGCATTACAGGCGGGTATTGATGAGCTGCCCTGTATTGTGCTTGAGGGGTTAACGCCGGATCAAAAGGCGGCGCTTGTTATTGCCGATAACAAGATAGCGTTAGATGCGGGTTGGGATAGGGATATATTATTAAGCCAGTTTGAGTTTCTTAAACAGTTTGATTATGACCTCACATTAACGGGGTTTGACCTTGAAGAATTATGCGAAATATTTCCTGATGAATTGCCTGAAGCCTTCTGTGGTGAGGATGATTTGCCGTCTGCGGTGGAGACTCAAACGCAACTGGGTGATTTATGGTTGCTCGGCGATCACCGTCTACTTTGTGGCGACTCTACTGTTGCAACTGACGTCGAGATTCTTTTAGGAGGCCAGCACCCAAACACGATGGTCACCGACCCACCGTATGGGGTTAAGCTTGATATGTCATGGCGTAAAGAGGCTAGAGGCAGTACGGGTGATAACGTCAATGTGGTTAAGAACGACGACAGGGCTGATTGGTACGACACTTATGTATTATTTCCCGGCGCTATAGCCTACGTGTGGCACGCTAGCGCCTTTACTGATGTGGTGATGGCTAACCTAAGGGATGCGGGTTTTGAGTGCAAACAGCAAATTATATGGCGTAAGAACGCGTTCGTTTTGGGTCGCGCTAATTATCATTGGCAGCATGAGCCGTGCTGGTATGCTGTCAAAAAGGGTGGAAAGTCAAACTGGAAGGGAGATCGCAAACAAACAACCGTCTGGGATTGTGACGCCCCCAACCGTAGCGGTTCATCCTCAAAGGATGACAAGACCGAACACCCTACTCAAAAGCCGGTAGAATTATTCTCACGCGCCATAACACATCATACCAACCCGGGCGAGTATGTTTACGATCCGTTTGCGGGTAGCGGCACTTTGATGGTAGCGTGTGAAAAGACCCAGCGGCGTGCGTTAATGATGGAGCTTGACCCTAAGTATTGCGATATCATTATTCAACGCTATGAGAATTACAGCGGCAAAAAAGCCGTAAGAGAGGCTAAGGATGGCCACACCGAAATCAGGGAAATCGAAGCCCCATGAGCCTACGGACAAAACACGGGCCGAGGTCGGCGCACTAGTTAGTTTTGGAAATACTCAAGCAGAAATAGCAGGCCATCTCGGTATATGTGAGGATACGCTCGCTAAATATTACCGCGATGAGCTTGACAATAGCGTGGTACGTGCCAACGCCAAGGTAGCCGCGAAACTATTTCGTAAGGCCACCGAGGGCGATGACCTATCCGCTATGATTTTCTGGTTAAAGACGCGGGGTAAATGGCGCGAGAAGGATGATAGCCAACAAACGCCTGCCGATAAATTGTTTATGGCGTTGATTGATAAGCTGCAGGATTAAAAGGATGCGGACAGGATGTCTGAAGAAAAACTGATTAAGGTATTAAAATCACTGCCGCTATTCGCTAAAAACTTCCTTATCATTCACGATAAGTCAGGGGCTGAGAAGCACTTCGTCTTTAACCGCGCACAACAATACATCCATGAACGCCTCGAGGCACAATTAGCGGCCACCGGCAAAGTACGTGCCTTGGTACTTAAAGGCCGTCAACAAGGTGTTAGCACCCTAATTCAAGCCCGTTTCTTTCATAAGACCGTTACTAAGCGCGGTAAAAAATCATTCATACTAACCCACCATGCGGACTCCACGCGTGCGCTGTTTGAGATGACCAAGCGCTATAGTGAAAATATTGTCGCCCCCTTTCCCCAGCCTGATAAGAAAAACGATAACACCTTAATGTACGAGGGCCTTGAGTCCGGTTATCGGGTAGGTACGGCAGGATCGGTTGAGGTAGGGCGTGGGATGACCAACCAATATTTGCACCTCTCTGAGTATGCGTTCTATAAGGACGCGGCAAAAATTGGCATGGGGTTAATGAATACGGTCGCCGAGATTGATGATACCGAGGTGATTAAAGAGTCTACCGCTAACGGGCAGGCCAATGATTTTTACGCGGACTGGCAGGCCGCAAAGAACGGTTCAAGCCGCTATCAAGCAATATTTGTGCCGTGGTATTGGCAGGATGAGTATTGTATAGACGATGCAAGTTTCGTGCCAACCGATGAGGAGCGCGACTGGCTTGAAAAGTTCGGTGAAAACGGGCTTAAACCAGGTCACCTTAACTGGAGGCGTATTAAGTTACAGGATATCAAGGGCGACCACGAACAAAAGTGTAGAAAGTTTAAGCAAGAATATCCGTTTACCGATGATGAGGCGTTCTTATCGTCCATTACTGATACGTTTATTAACGTCGAACACGTCATGAAGGCCCGGAAAACGCAGGTGGATAGCCACTCAAACCTTGTTTTGGGTGTAGATCCGGCCCGGATGGGTGATGATAGGATTGCAATTATTCGCCGCCGTGGCCGTCGTGCCTATGGTCTTGAGACGCATTACAATATAGATTTAATGCAATTAGCAGGCATAATTAAGCGCATCATTGACAAAGAGGAGCCTAAGCGGGTTTGTATTGACTGTATAGGAATTGGTGCAGGTGTAGTCGATAGACTGCATGAGTTAGGTTACACTGATATTGTGTTAGGGGTCAATGTGGCATGTAAGCCCGAAGATCCCGCACGCTATAAAAACACACGCGCCGAGCTTTGGGATAGGGGGCGCGAGTGGCTAATACAAGATATGCCGGTAGAAATACCCGATAGTGACGAGCTACAGACTGATTTATGTGGGCTAGGCTACAAATACGACTCGAGCGATAAGCTACAGATTGAAAGCAAGATTGATGCCAAGAAACGCGGCCTGCTTTCACCTGATTGTGCCGAGGCGTTTATATTAACTTTTTTTGGTGGAGAATATGTAGTGGACGGTGGCTATCAGGTCAACCGTCTCCCCGACCATACGGCAGGTCGGCTGATTTAAAGTGTTAAGTATGGATTGCTTATAAACACATAACAAGGGACTGAAATGGCCAGAAAGAATGAGAAAATAGCTCGTCAAGCCCGTATTGCATGCGAAAAATGGCGCGGGTATTTTAAACAAAATATTGACTTATACCACATAATGCACACCTTCGTTCTAGGCCAGCAATGGGATCAGGACGAGGAGGACGATATGATTAAAACATTTCGTAAGGTGCCTCTAACCGCGAATAAGCTTGGCACCATGTCCAATAGCTTACTAGGCGAGCAACAACAAAATACCCCCCAGCTACAAGTAGTCCCCATGACCGGGTGCGATGAGAAGGTAGCCTCGTTACGCGAAATAATCACCAAAGATATTATGTTTTCATCCGATGCCACCACCGCCTATCAGGTAGCCGCAGGCCAGGCCGCAATAGGTAGCTTCGGAGCCTTCTTGGTTGATACAGATTATACCCACTCAAAATCATTTGATTTAGATATTAAATACCGCTATTTCAAGGACGCCACCCGATGCTATTGGGATGTGGGCGCTGAGAGCATCAACAAAACAGACGGCACGCTTTGCGGCTATGTATCGCGTATGACACGAAAGAAGTTTCGCGAGATGTACGGCAAAGATGTGGATGACTCTATAGGCGCGGGATTAATTGCGGCTACAGAGGAGGAGGTAGCGCTTGCGGTACAGCCTAACGAAACAGACGACCCCTTTACATGGGCCGATGATGAGTCGGTATCCATTATCCATCATTACGTGCGTAAGTATGAAAAAGATATGCTCTACAAAATGTCCAACGGTAAGGTCTATAACCAAGAGGAGATGGACGAGCTTATTGAGAAATCGAAAGATATTAACGCGCGTAATCAACAAGCTGAGTTCGAACAGCAGTTAATGGGTGGGCAAAATTTGCCCAATATGAACAACCCCGAACAGATGATGGGGCAAACACCTCCAGAAATGGGTCAATTAGCCCCGCAGACAGGCGACGGATTTGGTGTTACGGGTGACCACGATATATTGCCGCAGGAAAATGGCATGGATGTTGACCGTTACAATCAGGGTCAAGAGCTTGCGGTGGAAACCGATCCCGATACGTTTGAGACGATGGCCTTATGGGATGAGGGTGAAATAGTTCGTATTGAGGATAAGCGCCCCTCCAAGAAACACAAAATTATTCATTACAAAATAGCCGGGGATTATGAGCTTGATAAAACCGAGTTCCCCTCCGAACAATTGCCCATGCCATTCGTTGATAACAACTCATACTATGACAAAACAGGCAAGCAAATTTGTCGCTCATTCTTTGGAGATTGCCGTGATACACAGCGATACATCAACTATTTGCGCACACAATCAGCGTACATACTCAAGGTTAGCCGTTACGATCAGTGGATTGGCAGCAAGAAGAATGTCGCGAGCCTCGATACTCAACGAAACTGGCGCGACCCTACAGCCATCCAAGGAATGCTCACTTATGACGAATCAGCCTCCGGCGCAAAACCTGAACAAATCAGACCGCCTGAACTCTCCGCATCATTGTTCCAGCAATACCAGCTTGCAATCGAGGACTTATACACCTGTACGGGCCTTTACCCTGCACGCATGGGGAATAACGGCGACGAGGCAAGCGGAAAAGCTATCGATGCAAGAACAAGACAGGGAAGTTACTCGACTTATGTGTTTTTTAACTCCGTCAACCGTGCCATAGCGGTCGGGGGTGAAATTGTTAACGAGATGATACCGCGTGTTTATGATACCGAGCGCGTTATGACGTTAATGATGCCGGATGAGGGCATGAAAAACATCACTATCAACAAGCAGACTGATGAGTACGGGGAGCAAATTGAAAACGATATCCGAAAGGGTACGTATCAGGTTAGGCTTAAACCGGGGCCGTCCTATGAGGGACAAAAAGAGCAGGCATTACAGTCATTACAAGACGTGCTGCAAGCCGATCCCACCGCGTTTAATCTTATTGCCGACCTCTACGCTGAAAACTTGCCTCTTGCTAATACTCTTGAAATTAAAAATAGACTTAAGACACGTGTACCCCCGCAGATAATTGAGGCAGGGAAAACGGGCGAGATGCCACAGCAACAAGGGCCATCACCTGAGGAGCAAGCCGTTCAAGTGCAACAACAAGCGCTTCAAGTCGATCAACAATACAAGCAGGCACAAATTCAAATTAAGCAAGCGGAGCTTCAGCTTAAAGAGAAAGAAATGCAGGCCGAGATTGAAATTGAGCGCATGAAATTAGAAATTGCCCAGATGGAGTTAGCGGGCAATATTGAGGCTGAGAAAATGAGGTATATGTCTGAAACCGATAGGACTCAATCGGATACGGCCATAGCCCATGCGGACAATATGGTAAAAATTCTAACCCACAAGGTTAGTTAGTTTTAAAGGATTTAAACTAAAAGAGAGAGGGAGCTATGAGTATAAGCAGTATTGACGATCTATTGATGGGCGGTAGTTCAGCCCAACACCCCATGCCTACGGAGGAGAAGTTTCAAGACGAACCGGAGCCTATTGATGAGCTTGAACACGACGAGCCTCAAGATGATTATTCACAGGACGACGAGCCTCAAGATGACGGTGGCGAGGACGATCCCTACGCCGCCGATGAACCTGAAGAAAAGCCTAAAAAGAAAGCGGCAGAGCTTGACGAGTACGGTAATGAGCAAGAGCCTGCGCGTATGTATACCGAGGCCGAACACAAAGAGCTTTTAAATAAGGCAATTCGTGAACGATTTGATAGATTTCAGCGCAATAACCCCGATGTAACGCCGGTCGTATCACAGCAACAGGTACAGGCGCAATCGAAAGGGTTTGAGTTCGATCCCGATTCCGATCAAAGTCTACCGCAACAGCTTGAAACATTTATTGAACGCACTGTTACCAATATGACCAGTAAGCGTGATAACGAGGCCCGGCAAATAAAAGAGCAGGAAATACAGGCAGAGTTTGAGGAAAAATTCACTAGCGGCATGAGTAAGTTTAGGGATTTTAGAGACGTTATGGTCTCATTACCCTTTGAAATTACTAACCCTATGACACTCGCCACACGCTCTATGGAAAATCCGGCAGCCTTTTTATATGCGGCGGCTAAACGTAACCCGCAAGATTTGGAGCGTATTTCTAAAATGCGTGATCCTTATGCGCAAATGACTGAAATGGGAAAACTTGAGGAGCGTATGCGTAAAAATAAACCCACCACGAAGGCACCAAGGCCCCTAGGTCGCACGCAAGAGGATGCCACTATCAAGACTAAGCCTAAAGAGCGCGATACGAGCGGGGATGATTTGCTGGCGAAAGCTGATGCAAAACGCTTGTCTACCGTTAGAACACGATTGAAGGGGCATCGATGAAATTTGTTAAAAAACCGGTAGTGGTTGAGGCGTTCAGATATGGTTTTGATAAGTTACCCCACTGGATGTACGGCAAAACGTGGCTGGCTAACGAGCATGAAAACACGATGACCATTCACACCCTCGAGGGCGATATGAAAGCTATGCCGGGGGATTTTATTATCAAGGGCGTACAGGGTGAAATTTATCCCTGTAAGGCTGAGATATTCGAGGCTACATATGAGAAATTATTGGAGAGTTAAATGAGTATTTTGCATTATCTAAGCAGTAATAACCAAGTGTGCGAGCCGCAGCGTGTTGATGATGAGCGGTGGCAGAGAGATGCGTTAGGCGATTTAAAACATGGCCTTGATTTAGTGTTTGAGCTTAAAGCAAAGCTTGACAAGTTCCACCCGATAGCCTCCGAAACTCTGATTCGGTTGTTATCACACTAAGCAGTACCCCGGTATTGGTTCCCACTGATCCAATACCGGCCCTATTTGACAAAATTATGTGATAGGGTCTAATATCACAAATGAAAGACGAGTAAGGGATTCCGTCCCCCACGCACCACCGAATACATAGACGCGTAACCAATTGTCGACCGTCGGACAAATGAAAGTAGGCACCCACTTTGGGTATTTATTATTAATTTGTTCAGGGAGAACAAAATGGCTAACGTCTTTAGAGAGACGCAGTACGTCTTGGACGACGTATTTGTGCGTTTCTGGAACTCACTATCATTCGCTCGTACCGCTAACAGAAACCTTGAAGGCGATTTCAAAAACTTACGCTTTGCAACAGGTCAAACACTTGATTACCGTTTAGAGGAAAGATATCTAGCCGGTGAGGGTGCTACGGCTACCGCTGAAGCGCGTGTTCAGATTATCAGACCGTTATCAATTACTAAGCAATTCCGTACTATGATCGAATACACAGGGTTTAACCTGACATTCGACAGAGCACGCGACGAGCCTTATTTGGAAATGGCCAATGCCCCTCGTGCTAAACGTCTGGCTAACTTGGTTGAAAAATTCATCGCGAATGAATTCCAAACTAAAACCTATCAAGCCGTTGGTACTCCCGGCGTCCCCGTAGATTTCAACACAATCTTAAACGCTGATGCGTACATGACCGAGCTTGCAATCCCTGAAGACGGGAAACGTTTCTCCGGTATTGGCCCACGTATAGCCGCTAACTTATCAAATGACCTCTACAACACATTCAATAACACCGTGAACACTGGCGCGTTAATTGACGGTTTTGTGGGCCATTTATCAGGATTTGACTTCTTCAAAACTAACTTTTTGAGTCGTCAAATTGCGGGTGCGGGTCAAGCGGGCGGTGCGCCTCCTGCAGGCTTTAAACTAGGTGGTACGGTAACTAACGGCCCTATCGTTGGTGGAAATACTATCTCTGTAACCGGCTTAATCCCCTCCGTAGTAGCGTTTAACATCGGCGATATCATCGAGATTGATGATGCGGCTGGAGTATTCATGGTTAACCCCTTGACTTACGACGCGTTAGAGCAACGTGCGCAGTTCGTAGTAACGGCCACTGTAATTGCATCTGGTGGCGGTACGGCTGATATCCCTGTTAACCCAACCATAGTAATCGACGGTGCGCGTCAAAATATTTCTGCGGCCATTCCTAACGGCGCTCAAATATTGTTAAGAGACTCGCATAACGTGTCATTGGCTTATCACACACAAGCGGTTGTATTCGCCGCACCTCCTATCAAGGAATTGCGTGGTGGTGTTGAGGCTGTAACACGGTACTCCGACCTTTATAAACTGGCTATGACTTACTCATTGGGTGCGGATATCCGTAACTATGAGCAATTAGACAGGATCGACGTTATATGCGGTGTGGCTATTAACCCTGAGTTTGCGGTTCGTATCTGCTCGTAATTTTCATAGGCCAACGACACAAGCGCTTTTTTGGCATTGTGTCGTTGGCCTGCTTCACAAGGATGGTGTTTCATGAAAGGTACTCCCGCAATTTATTTAGGCAGAATTGTAGAAAAAAAACATTTTAGAGCATTTATACACGCCCCTGATGGCGCAAAGCGCTTGGTTGAATCATGGGATGAATTTGAGGCAAACATGCAATCCGGAGTCTGGTTTGCAACGCCTGAAGATGCAAAAGCTAGTATTGAAAAGCCCAAGCCTCGCTCCCGTGCGCCCCGAGCTAAAAAAGAGGTGCCTGTTATAACGCTTGAGCTGAAAGAGGATGCGCCCGAAGAGGACGACTTCATAGAGGAAGAGCTAATTGATTGTCCTCCGGAAGATGCGGCGTTTGAAGTTAAGGATGATTTCTTACCGAAGGGATAATAATGGCCTCCACAGTCCGCGAGTTTATTTTTCAAATGTACCGCCTTATATCGGCCTCAAACCCCACTATTCCGTTACACGGGGATGATGAGAAGCTGGCTATACGCGTTATGAATCAAATTTTGAAACGATATGCCGCTACAGGATTGTTTTTAACCATTGCCAAAACCGTGTCCGTGGATATTAATTTACCGGTAAAAGAGGTCTGGTTTACCGATCCGGATTACGTAGGCCCGGTAACTACTCAAACAGAAACTGTTACATTGACCGCCGCCTCCAACATTATCACGGTGGCAGACGGTACAATTTATAGCGTAGGCGATGGCGTTTCAGGGGGTGGCATTCCTCTATTAACGACTATTGTATCAATTGTAACCAACACGATTACACTATCAGCCAACACCACCATAAACGGTGCGTCGGTTTTAACCTTTTCGCATGAAATACCCACCCCCGGGATTGCTTATATCAAAGAGGGACGGCTTGCGAATCTGGATAGTTCATGGCTTGTTTTAAGCGGGGTTACTTACCCGTTGATTGACAAGAGCAGGGATGAATTCTTGGCGGCATGGAAATATGAGCCTTTACAGGGCTTGCCGCGCTTTATTATTACGTTCCCCGATACACGCTATGTACGGGCGCAACTATACCCCGCACCGAGCCAGTTTTATACGTTCTTTGCGCGTGGTAAGTTTCAAAAAACTATTTTAACCTCGAATGATACTCTGGAAGGATTGCCGGATTATTTCGAGCTATTTTTCTTGTACGCCTGTGCAAAATACGTCTGCAAGTTTAAGGGGCGAGGTTCTGCGTGGACGGATGATTTAGAGGCTGACTACAGAGAGCTTGAGGCTGAGATGGAATCGGCATCCGAGGTTAACCTATCTATTGCAGGCGATGAACAATCATTGCTTAATGGTGCTTGGCGCGTCCGGGCAGGTGTTTAATGGTCGCTCGTAAGATGCAAGACTGGCAGATAGAGCCAATCCCTATATTTTGTTATTACGACCAACAGCGTTTCAAACAGTTTGGGGCAATGGACTGCGCTAACTGGTATGGAATTAAAGTGGATTCCGGTAAGAAACAGCAGGCATTGTACCCCGCAATGGGCCGACAGCATGTGCGGTTTCTTAACCAGAATCGTCTTATTTTTAACGCGCAACCCCGTGTCGAGTATAAATCAATCAATTATTTGTATGTGGTAGACGGTACGACCGTTTATCAATACGACCGTTTTTACAACCGCAAGACGCTGCCGATTAACGTATCGTTAGGCACGCCCATTTGGTGGGCTACTCTGGCCGTGGGTACGGTTATTTACAATATGATGACAGATCAAAACAACATTTTCGTAATTAAAGAGGATGGATCTACCGTCACGGCAGAGGTTGTTACCGACCCAAACGCCCCCGGCGGCACTACGACCGGCGGTAAACCTCTCTATGTTGCGGCGTTTGGGAACCGCTTCGTAGTCAGCGTGGCCAATACCCCTGATTTCTATTTAAGTACTATTAACCTAAGCGGTAATGCCAATACATATTTTACCGACCCTGTGTTAGCCGCAGCCCTAAACGCCCGCGCATCCGGTGTAATTGGTCAATTTGCTGTATTACATAACCAATTGTACATTATGTGCGATTTTACCACCGACGTTTGGGCTAATATTATTACCCAGATTACGGTCGGCGGTGTAACCCGTGAGTTTCCGTGGAAAATAAATAGCTCGTATAACTTTGATTTTGGTATTGCCGACCCTAACAGCCTATCGGTTGATTTTGGGATGATGGTATGGCTTGCTAAAAACTCAAATGGCCTCGTCTCATTCATGATGAGTAACGGGCAGGCGCCGCAGGATATATCCTCGCAGGCTATTAACGTATTGCTGGAAAACTCAACCCATCCGGAGACGATTAGTCCGTTTTTAGATAATGAGGTGGATGGCTTTTTATATCAATATGAAAATACTATTTTCTATAGGGCTGGAGCCGGTACGTTTCTGGCTATGGGCGATCTGGATATTATTGATAACGCGAACTGTATTGAATATAACTTTGAAACGCAGACTTGGGCTAGGTGTATTGAGGTAAACGGGGAGCGTAATCGCATCCAAAAACACGTTTATTTTAATAACGCACATTTGGTTATTGTGCAAGATGATGCGGCTATTTATCAGATGGCCGGAAATATTTATCATAATGAGTTATTAAATCCCAATAGAACCAGCAATGATTCAGATGATGCATTTTTAAGGTTCCCGATGCGTTATGAGCTTGTTACCCAGCAGATTTTTCAGCCTGATTATTCGGAGTTTGAAGATGAGTATGTTGAGATCGATTTCGTATTCGGTAACAAAACTTTCTATAGGAGTTGCGCTCCTTTTCTTAATACCACTTTTATTGTTGCAGAGGAAAGTACGCCAGACCACCCTATATACATATTATCAGAGGATGATAAATACCTTATTAAGGAGGGTTCAAATACACCCTCTTTTGGTGACAATCATTACTGTTCATTATTTAAACCTCATCTTGAGCTTTATTATTCTGATGATGGTGGTGAAACTTTCTTGCAGGCCGATCTAAGAGAGTTTAGCCCCTTAGGTCAATACCGCTGGCGCATGCGCTGGTATGAGTTAGCGCCCAGCCGTAACCGTTGTTATCGCCTCGTGTGCGTATCATCGGCCCCTATTGTGGTATTGGGCGCTGTGCGTAACACACGGCGCGTAAGCGGGGGTGCTAACTAATGGCCTTATTTTTAGATAGGATTGATGCGGCCCCGATTGCCAATAGTGATTTTGACGCACAATTTTTGCAATGGTTATGGGTGCTAGTTGATTCATTAAACGAAAACCTGAATGATATACAAAATGCCTTTAATCTATTAACCGCCATGAGCTATACGGCGGCCCAAATTACCGCAATGAATGTGGCAGGGACTTTAGGCAATGGAGTTTTGTTGTATGACACAACAAATAACGTTTATGTAGGGAAGCAAAACGGGGCGCTAGTCAAATTCACGACGACCGCTTATCCATAAGGAGATGCAAACATGAGCTGGCTATCGAGTTTTTTACACCCCGGCAAAGGTTACGAAAAAGGACAGGCTGAGCTTGATAAATATTACAATCAAGGTCAAGGCTATTTAAACCCATACAATCAAAACGGGCAGCAACAATACGGTAATCTGAACGACATCATTAAAAATTTGATGGACCCCACCGAGCTTAATAAAAAGTGGACTGAAAGCTATACAGAAAGCCCGCAGGCAAAACAAGCCGAGGCAATGGCGCAAGAGCATGGTGCGAACGCGGCTAGTACTATGGGGCTTATGGGATCAAACACCGCCCTAAACGCAACGCAGGCCGGTACGACGCAAATTGGTCTTGATGATAGGAAAAACTATCTTGATGACTTAATGAATAAATATATGCAGGGCGCAGGGCTTTCTCAGGGTATTTATGGCACTGGCGCTAACGCTGCGGGTCAGATGTCAAATAATGCCAATCAGATGGGGCAAAACTCAGCCCAGATGGCCTTTGGTAAGCAAAACGCCGGTGGTTCAATGTTCGCTAACTTGTTAGGAGCGGGGATTGGTGCTGCAGGAAGCGCGTTAGGTGGCCCAATAGGAGGCGCCCTGGCTAAACGCTGGAATCTTTCAGGAGGCGCATAATGGCTATTAATGTACCTATGCCCGCGTTGGCAGGGGATGCTTTATTAAAGGGTATTGATACCGGGTCGAACATGTTCGCTAAGATCATGAACGCCAAGTACAACAACTCCCTCCACCCCTCAGGTGATGTGGCCAACGCCCTTTATGTTGAGCAGATGAAAAATCAATATGGGGAAAACGATCCGCGTTATTTGCAGGCTAAGGCCGCGCATGATATGGCGATGTCGGGTCATCAATCGCTTATGGATTACCGAACCCAGCTATCAAACTTAGCGCCTTATCGTGCTGCTACGTCCGAGGAAAAATTAGCGGCTGCTGCGCGTGGTAAAGGGGTTTTAAATGGTGGATTGAGTGGTGAGCTGCCAACCGGGGGCGCTGGCCCTAACGGTCAAAAAATAAGCGCTGGCATGGTTAGCGGCGAGGACGGCCACACTATTAGCGAGGATGAGGCCCGTGTTTATAATCAGGCTTTAGGTAAAAAAACTACTGATGCGGCCATCCGGAATAAAATACCTTATGCCAAAAACGTAAAAATTACGATGGACTCCATTAAGCCGGAATCGTTAGTGCAATACTCAGGCCCACAGGGTCAGGGTAAATTTCTGCTTGATTCATTAAAAGCGGCTATGGGTAATCCACCCCCTGAATTTATGGAATATCAAAAGGCGTTAACGTCCGCTAAAACTTTATCTAAACAATTACGCCAGTTTTGGGGTGATTCTATACAGCCATCGGCTACGGATAAAATCGATCAATTAACCAATCCTAGCGAGTGGAAAAAGAATCCGCAGGTTGCCTTACAGCAATTTAATCAATTAAAGCAAATCACCGAGCAAGAGCTTGATACCTTCAATAAGGCCGGAACCTCCCCTTTAAAACTTGATTTTGATGATAAGGCAGGAAGTTTTGTGGTAGGAGATAACAAGCAGGATATTAAGGCCGAAGAGGACGATGCCTTATTGGCTTCTTATGCTGAACAGTTACTTCAAATAGATCCAGAATTTACGCCAGAAAATATCAAGCACACTGCAAAAGAAGAGGGAAAAAGTGTGGGACAAATTGTCACCGAATTAATGGGAGGAGGTTAATATGCCTATTAATTTATTAGCAAGACAGCGCGAATCTTTACAGCAGCCCATCAACTTGCTTCGTAGAAATCAACCACAAGAACAAGAAACAATTGGTTCTTTTGAGGATTTGACCTCTGAAGACCAAGCCAAAGTTATGGAATTGACCAAACAAAAAATTGCCGAGCAACACCCAAATTTGCCCGATTGGATGCGTGATTTAATGCTTAAGATTACTCCTAAAGATAAATCACCTACACTGGACGCAGCTTCCAAAGGAATAACGGATGTTACCAATTACATTCCAGCCGCTGCAGGTGGATTGCTACAAGGTGCCTCTATTCCTATACGTGGAGTGGCTAGTTTGATTCCAACTGAATTCACGCAAAATCTTGCTAATAGTCCAGATTTACGTGATTTATTTCCTAAATCTGAAGGGATGGGGCAAAAATCAGTTCAAATGGCTGCAGAACTGGCTGGTGGCGGGGGCTTATTTGGCAAATTGATGCAAGGCGTTAAAGGAGCATCGGCTTTGGCGCGTGTTCCTAAAGCATTGCAATCACCATTAGCCTTGGGTGGAGCAGGTTATTTAGCAACTCCAGGCAATCAAACTGACAAAGCATTGGGTGCAGCTGGCGCATTAGCTCTTGGTGGTGCGGGTAACTTAGCGGGGAAAGCGGCTGGAAAAGTAGGAGAAAAGATTCCTTCTTTTTTACGTGGTCTATCTAGTAAATCGACTAACGAGGATTTAATTCAATCCGTTTTAAAACCTCATGACCGGTTACAATCAACGGCCGATGAACTTTATGGTCAAGTAAGAAAAGCAATTAAAAAAAGAGATATTAAGCCCCAAGTAAATCCTAAATATCTTGATGAAATAATGGAATATCCATCCATGCAATCAAAAACCCATAAAGAGCTTATACAAAAAGCGAAAGAAGGGGATTATGAGGCATTACATAAAATACAAAGCAGCCTATATAAAAAGGGAACCAAAGACACGCTTAATCCTGATTCTGTCATTGAAACACGCGGTGAAAATATTTTAGAAATACGGGATAAAATTAATGAAGACCTAGAGCGGAGCTTGCTCAAAGAGGGTCACATAGATGTGGCGCATGTATTAAAACAAGGGAAAAAAGCTGTAGCACAGCTTAAAAGCACTTATTTTAATAAACATTTGCCTAAGTCTATAGGAAAATTGGTTCATTCAGAAACTAGGTTAATACCCAAAGAACCAAGAAAAATGTTTGATCAAAAATCATCTCCCATGGATGAATTCTTAGCCAAACATCCTGATACAGCTAAGCACGCCAAAGGAATCAGAGAAAAAGAGGACGCTATTAAAATGTTAAACAGCTTATTTACAAAAGGTGGAATTGCAGGCGGATTAACATTTGGCGGAAAATCTCTTTACGATTTATTAAAATGATAATCAACTAAAGGCGAAACAATGATCCACATGACAATGAAAAAGAATAACCAAAACATAATAGCCTCCTAAAAAGCGAAGTATAACCGATGTTTTGCACAAAAAGAAAGCATTTGATGGTATAATACCCCTTAACAAAAGGGGTTGTATTAGATGGCGATAAAGACAATAGAGTTACAGTTTCATAGTTTTAAAGTGATTGAAGATTTAGGAATGAGATTACCACTAGAAACATCGAAGCAAAAGAAAAGATATGTCATTGTAGAGTGTATTTTATGTAGCAAAACTTACCAAGGGCAGTATGCCTTATTTAAAAATAGAGATAAGGTATGTAAATGCGAAAGTAAAAAAGGTAAGGCACAAGTAAAGTGGTGCGATGCTACGAGAGAGCGAATAATAAAAATACGTGCTGGTATGATTTATAGGTGTACAAGTGAAAAAAGCCCGGCATTTAGAATATATGGTGCTAGAGGTATAAAAGTTTGTGATGAATGGATTAATGATAAAGAATCATTTTATCAAGATGGCCTTACAATTGAAAGAATAGATAATAATCTAGGTTATTGTCCTAAAAATTGCACATGGATACCATTGAAAGAACAAGCTCTAAATTTACGAACTAGATGGACGTCAGAAGAAACTGAAATGATTAAGACTATGCTAGAAAAAGGGTATAGTCATAGAAGAATAAATAGAATTACGGGGCGATGTAAAAGGCTTATAGGAATAATCGCCAAGAAATAAATGGATTTTTAAAGTACATGGAGTACATTTTATGAGCCTTGGCATACGTGGTGCTAACCCAATATGGGCAGAGTTTGACCTTCAGGGAAATCTATTTGATGACACGTTCTATTTATTCGTGCTGGAAAATACGATCCCTTATGCTCCTGCTATCGTTTATCATGATCCAGATTTAAACGTTCCTTGGACGAATCCTATTCGATTCCTTGGAAACGGCACGCTCCCCGTAGACATCTATTTTGAGTCTGATGTGGTTTATCGCCTTGAGTTTCGACAAGGGCCTACACAGGCCGACCCATTAATTTATGAGGTTGATAATTATATTGCTGGAACAGGCGGATCAACCC